AAGGTATGTTTAATTCTTGTGAATGAACACTTTTTAAAGTGTCGTAACTAAATTCCTGCAAAGAGCGCTTAGCGTGGAATATAACATCAGTTCTACTTACACTTGATATCAGTTTACCAGCACCAACGTAAGCAACTAAAAAATTATTTATTACATCTTTTATTTTTATATAAGAATATTCTCCGTAATTTTCTTGCACAACTTGTCCAAAAGCGTTTCTTGCACCAAACTCTCCACCTGTTTCTGTTTTTAATTGTAACGCAACGAAAGTACCAACAGCTAATGCAACAGGAAGAGTTATAACGTTACCAATAACAGTGTAAGATGTTACGTATTCTGAGAACGTGCTTGGACCGCCTGTGGTGCTAGTGTATAATTTAAAATTATTTGAATTATATAAAGGCGCAGTTGGATCAAAACTTCCAAAAGTTAAATTTGTATCAAAAGTAGAAGCGTATGTAGTTCCACCGTCAGCAATGAACATTTGAGCTCCAGAGTAATACTGAGCATTAGTTTCGGTTATTAAACCGTTATTAGGTGTTGCCATATTATATTAGCTTTTTTTATTTGTTTCTTCTGCTTGAACTAAAGCAGCAGCAGTTTGCACTATTTGAGGGTCTCTTATTATGATACCAGAATATAATAATATTTTTAAAATAATTTCTGTTTGCTCTGATTCATGTAATTCAAATTGAACAGATCCAGTTTGTTGATTAATAGGATCATAAGGTAAAGAATTATATAGATATTGACCTAAAGTACCTACACCAAAACCCCATATAACATTGCTAGGCTTTCTTACATAATCTACTTCTATATCAGATTGTATACTGATTGGTTTTAAGAAAAGTTTTTCATTTTCATAAAGATAAACCGGAAAAGTTGTTGTTGGTTTTGTTATATTAGAATAATCTGCTTGATAAAAAGATCTTCTATCTAATCTTTCTACCGTTTGTTCGTTTTTGTATATTACAGATCCAAGTCTATAGAAACTAACTGCAGAACCATAACCATCGTTAGTTGGCAGAACAAAATAAGATAATGTATTTGTTATTTGAGTAAAAATAGCACTTCCAAAGGTTTTAAATATAGCTATTTTTTCGTCTATATTTTTTTGTCTATCTGCGTAGTCTGTATCTGTTTGTGGGACACGTAATTGCTGATTTAGATCATCAAAATATTTTTCAAATATTTCCAACTGTACTTGTGTTGCTACTTTATTAAATTCAGTAGGAGTCATATAACCCCGCTGTTCTTTATTAAGTATCATTAATACAGTTTGATATACTGTGTTTACGTTTATAGCCATTGTTTATTTTTATTATAATAAAGGAGGCATTACACCTCCCTTATTAATATTACATGTTATGCGAATTTTTTCTCTATAGATTTAAAGATTTCTACTCCTTCATCTGTTTTGAAAAATGATGCCATAGCTGAATATGGGTTTTCATCAAAAGGCACTGTCATTAACTTTCTACCATTAGATGCCCATTTAAATGTTCTTTGATCGTCAGCTAAACTCAATATACCAGCTTCAGTAGCTTTTATAGCAAAGTTTCTTAATTGAACATTATCATCATTAGCAAGTTCTATGAACATAGATGGAGTTCTTTGAGCAAATAGTAAGATGTCTCTTTTGATCTCCTTAGAGCTCATGCTAGACACTTTAGATCCCATTTCAACTCTTAATATAGCTTCAGCTTGATCAATATCCATGTTTCTAGCGGCATTTAAAGCATCTATAGATAATTCTAAATCACCTAATTCGTCTTCAGCAACTTCTACCGGATCATGTTCTTTATATTTCACGTTAACCAAAGGATGATACAGAGATAAAATCTTCTGTAATGCTTGATTTTCTTTTTTAACCTCCATGCTTCCATCTCTAAAAATAATATGACCTAACGTAGCTTCGCCAGCTTGTTCGTCTTTAAATGGAGAGTTTTGGTTTGTTGCGTAACGCAGTTCTCTTTGTTCGTTTTTTTCCTTATCAAACCACAGCAGAGCATGTCTTGAAGTGTGTCTTGAAGGTATTTTGTAAGTTAAAGGACTATCGTTGTGTCCTGTTAAATAATAATTTCTGTCTTTTATCTCCCATGAGGAAGATTGTGTAGCTTTTTTAGCCATGATATAATATAATTAAAAATTAAAGAATAAGAGTAGAAGTTACCCCCGTTGATTGAACGAGGGTAAATCTACAATAGTTATTAAATTCCTTGGAATAAAACAAAGTTATTAGCAGCTTGCACTACTAAACATCTTTCAGACAAGAAGTTAACTTGCATTGCATCTAGTTGAGATGTGAATGCGCCTCCAGCTGAACCAGTTAACCAAGACTTCATACGTCTGTCTTCAGTTTCTGAAGCTCTGTATCGTACGTGTAAAAATGGTCTACGGATATTTGTTCCTAAAATTTGATCGTAAACTGTTGAAGTTCCAGCAGGAACAAGAACACCTTCGATTGAATTGATACCTACTTGAGCACCACGAGTTGAAGCGTCATTTAAGTATTTCCAGTCAGTTTTATAGAAGTCATAAGATCCTCTGCGGAAACCACTAAATCCAAGATTTAATGCCATTTCTTCAGAGTTTTCAAATAATCCATAAGCTGTACCACCTTGGAATCCAGAAGAAATAGCTCCTAACATGTTATCAAAGTCTAAAGACGTTTGACGCTGTAAGAACAACATGTTTTCTTCAATAGCTCCTTGAGTGTCTAAGTTTTTAAGGATTTCATCGAAATCATCTAAACCACCAGCCCCTGAAAAAGCAACCTCAACATTACCTCTAGCTTGAATAGCAGCAAATAAACCTTGAGTTCCTTGGAAACCAGCAGTAGCTGCAGCTGCACCCGCGGTAGCAAGTTCACCTTCAATAACACTCATTTCTAAGTAATCTTCAAAACGCAAGCGAGTTTCAGATTCAGCTTTTAAATACCATAAGTATCCAGACGTTCCGTCTTCAGCAGCAACTTCCACCCATCCAATCTGCGCCATGTCCGATCCGTTTACAACGTATTCGTTTCTGATGATAATTGGGTTATTAGAAAATTGAGTGAATGAAGGAGTAATGCTAATTTGTGGTTGAGCTGCATTTGCTAAAGCATTTGCACCTGCGTTGTTCGCTCCTACGGTATTAGAACCTTTTACAAATTCAGAACCATATACAAACATTTTAACCGTCGAAACAGCTGCAAAACCTAAAGGAGCAATAGTTAAATTGTTCGCTAAATAAGGAGCTAACTGTACTACTCCTGTAGCTGTATTACTTGAAGTAACAACACATTTTGCTTCGTTACCTACTTGATCCGTAACAACTACAGTTTGACCTGGAGAAACAACATTCTGAATAGCTGTAGCACCGGCTCCACCGATAGGAATTACAACTTGACTAACGGCACCAACCAAAGCATGCGCTAATCCGCTATATGCTATGTGTAGTCTATTTTGTTCTGACCAAATTACTTGATCTGAAGTCATTGGAAGCTCTGCTCCAACCATACGTAGAAATCCTGAAAGAGTTCTGTTACCGTAACGCTCTACCTCTTGCTCGTAAACTTCAGGTAGGTACTGTTGAGCAAAACTAGAAAAGTTTGCGCCAGCAGCATTGTTAAATTGTAAATAATTAGTTTGTAGCAATTGTTGTGATTGCGACGGCACTAATGAGCCAAATTGTGGCTGTAATTGTCCCATAATTTTTTTTAGTTAAATTTTCGTTTTTTTATTTTTAATCTTGAAGAGTCAACGCCTGAAATAGCTTTTATTTTAAATCCTTCAACAAATACATTACCATCTTGCGTGGCACGAGGTTCTGTAATTATGTTTTTAGATTTAGCAATCTGACCTTTAATAGCATCGGTTTTACCTTGCTCATAAAAATGTTGTGCTAAAGTATCTGCATTTCTTGCAGCGTATAAAGCTTTGTGATAACCTTTTGCATCTGATACTTCTCCTTTGTCGTTTAAGAACGTCTTAATGAAATTAGAAATATCCTTTTGGTTTTCACCTACTTTTACAGGGTCCTTTATGCCATATCTAAACTTCTGTTCACCCACTTTAAAATCAAAACCTTTGAAATTTTCATTGAGTAGACTGTCTGTTTGGCTAGAGAAATCTGCTTGGCTTACTTTATTGAGCTCTTGCTCTTCGTTGTATCGGTTGAAAAAATCAACGGCTTTTTGTTGCTCTTGACTAACTCCAGGTCTCAACTTGATATCTGCATAGTATTTGTCTTTAAGCGTGGTCAAATAGTCTTTGGCTTTTGCAACTTCTTCTTTATATGCGAGTTTCTTTTTACGGATATCTCGCGCTTCGTCTAAATCCTCATCAAAATCAAAAGAGTCTTCAATTACAAATGAAATCTCTTCGTCGTCTAAATGTGGTTTAGCTTTTTTATAATATTCTCTTAACAATGCAGTTCCATCTACATTGCTGTAATCAGCGTTTAATCTAGCATAGTCATCTATAGTTCCGCCTGTTTCTTTCATAAAAGAAACTAACTTTTCTAGATTTTCTGGAACTTCTTGTGCTTGTGTTTGCGGTAATACTTCTTTTTGTTCCTGTGTGGTAACGGTATTTTCAGTGCCTCCAACCATTCTTGGTTCGTCACTATTATCTTCTTCATCTTCTATTAATTGTAAAGGAGATTCATTTTCTTTTACTTCTTCAGCTGGGATTTGAACTTTAATAACCTCGTTGGACTTCCATACTTGTTCTTCCACTTTAGGTATATCTCCGGTTTGTTTATCTTCAACCAGTTCTTTTGTTTCTCCGACTTGAATGGCATCTTCTTGTGTTTTTTTACTAAAATCAACTTTAGCGATACTTTGCTTTGATAAACCAATGTCTTTATAACTTGGCTTAGATTTTTGAATCTTAAAGTTTCCTTCTTGTTTTACTTCTTTGCTCTCGTCGACTTTTGGAGCTTCTGTTACTTTTCCTTCCATAATAAAATAATATAAAATTAATAATTCCCTAGCTAGGGCCGAACTGCTCTAAACCAAATCCATCTAAATTGTCATTACCTGTTGATTCGAAATTCTTAGGTAGTAAATCATTTTGTCTTTGATCTATCAATTCACTTTGTTGAGTACCTTGCATTTGTATTCTTTTGTCTTTGCGGTTCTCTATTAAAGACTCTTTATCTTGTTGAGCTTTCATATTGAGCTGTGCTAGCTGTATTTGATATTGAAACTCTTCTGCCATTAATTGCTTTTTAATCAAAGCCTCTTGTTCCATTCTTTGTATTTCGAATTGAGACTTAGCTTGTTCAATCTGCATTTCAGTTTGAGCTAAAGCTTGTCTTTTTTGAACCTCAGCTACAGCTGCTTTTTCAGCTGATTCAGCATTAGCTTGAGCTTGAGCTTGTATGTTTTGCATTTGAACAGCTTGCTCTTGTTCCGCTTTTTTCTTTTGTCTAGATTTTAAAAGTTCATTTGCAAGCTTAATGTTTTGTATTTGTCTAATGTCTATTGCATCAGCTAGACCTATACTTTTAGTTTGCAAAGCTATTTGTATGCTTTTCTCTAAATTAGCTTTTTCTTCTTCTTCTGGTTCTAATTCTAAAAATATACCAAAATCATGCATATGTAAATCTTCCATCTCAACTAAAGTAGCTGTATTGAAACTATTTATACTGCTCATTAAAGCTTGCTTTGTTAAAGGAAATTGCAGCATATCACTAGCTCTTAGGCTAATGTTTTCACATGTTCTTATGCTTAAGTACATTAGAGACTGCAGTATGTGTCTAGTTGCTGTGTTTGAATTGGCGGCGGCTAATTTCTGCAAACCTACTAAAGCGTTTTTATCTGGAGTACTTCCATCTCTAGCTTCGTTAAGACCAGTTACATCACGTATCATCTGTAAATAATACTGATACGTTTGTATCATAGCTTGTATTTTGGAAATACCAGAAGAACTTTGAAGTTCTTGAATAGGCACTTTACCTCTATTCATTTCGCCGTCTTGAGTAAGTGATCTACCTACTATAGTACCAGTCTGGAAATACATATTTAGTGCTTCTGCTGGGTTATAATTAGTTCCATTACCTAAATCTACTTCAGCTAATCCGTCTACATCTAAATAAACTCCATCTGGAACCATTCTCTGTAAAACTTGCTGTAGTTTTAAATGAGTTAACTGTATCATGTCAGCAAAACTTATAGTTCTACTAACTAAAGATTCTATACGACCTTGATACATTCTAGGTGCTGAGATACAATAATTCATGTTTACCTTAGTTGTATCACCTAAAGGCCTTGTCATGTTTTCAGCTAATTTCCACTCTAGCATAGTGTCACCCATACCTAGTATCTTAGCGCCAGTATATAAAACCTCAATAGATCTCGACACTCTTTCAAAATTATCACTAGGTGGTGGATTAAACGTATCTTCTTTTTCTAATGTCTTTTCTAAACCTTGTTCGGTTTTTTTAATTTTAAAAACTTGATCTTGATAGGTTTTATATTCAAAAAACAAAACTTGATGTAATTCTGGATCACTTTGAACCTGCCAATCGCTTCTCGCGTAATTTTGTCTACCTGGATATTTTTGTATTACTTCTAATTCACTATTAGTTAGAGCAGGATATAATCTTTTTATTTCTGATAATGATAAACTTTTAATTTCACCAACATAATAAATGTCTTCAAAATTAGGATCATCAGTAGCTGAATAAATTATATTAGCTGGATCAACGTAGTCTATTGTTATTCCTTCTGAAAGATTAAAGCTAGTTTTAACGGCTCCAATACCTAAAACTGTTAAATCGTAAGCTAATCTTTTTTTAGTTTCAGAATATTTGTTATAATCTAATACGTTATTTATTAGCTCTTCTTCAGCAATCTCTACACTCTGCTTGTAATTAAGCTGCATATATAGATCTAATTCTTCAGGATCATTTGGTAATGCTTCCGGTCTTGCTGAAGCATAATAATTTTTTCCAGTTAATTGAGCTAATTCTTCTATTTGATCTTTCTGCTGCATGTCTCTCAATGCGTTAAAAGCAAAATCAGTTCTTTGTTGAGTAGCAAAAGGAT